GCGTTGGCATCGGTGTTTGCAGCAACAGGAGGGTATATCGTGGAGTTCCCGATTGTGCTTTCAATCTTTGTGAAGGCGTAAATCCAACCCGTCACATCCGAACGCCTCATACCGAAGAACTCACCGTGCCACATCTTTCCGACAGTTCGCACCGTTCGGTCATCGGAATAAACCTTGCTGATTACACCTTCATGAATGCCGTCCGAGCCAATCAATATACCATCCGGTACTGCGATTAAAGTTGTGCCCTTTTCATCTTCGACAAGGATGTGCAAGTCCTCCCAATTCGCTCCGCCATCGGTTGATTTGAACACCGTTTCGACCTCGCCAACGATGCAGTATAGGGCATTGTTAAACTCGTTGTAGATGATACAATGGATGTGCATAGCATTCCCGAATCTGGATGTAGCAGGGACAAATCCATCGGTAATCATATTGCAGATGTAAGTCCACGATATGCCACCGTTTTCGGACTTGTATATGCCCGGATTTGCCCTCATAGAGTGTGCGTACACCCCAGCATACAACGCCCCGTGCGAATCTTCGCACATCGTCCAAATGGTATCGTCGTTTGCCTCCGTCTCCGTTTCAACACTTGAATCCGGATTATACAAGGAAATCACTTTTGTAAAAGCGTTCCCATTGTAAGGAAGTCTATACAACCCACGGTCATTGAGTGACAACGCACCCGTACCACCGACAGTATTGTGTGGTGACACAAACACATTGTTGTTGCTGTCAATAAACATCCCACGCCAATCTCCTGCGCCCGTGATGGTGAGCAGGGTTGTTTCCGTCCCATCCTTCGCAATCTTGACTACACTGCCTCCGGCACGGCAAGCGATGATCGTTCCATCGGGGTAGGAAACGGCATTTACGATGTGATTCTCGTTCGCCTTTGTATCAGCATTATAGCAAAGGATGGTATTGTACTTTTCCGGGATCGCATTGTCATAATCCTCCGAATAGAAATGTTTTTCACGGATGTATCCGTATTCGTGCTTTGTATCGTTGAGCATCTCCTCAAACGAGGGCCGAACATTCTGCCTTGTAATGACCAAAGCCGGGCCAGGATTCGTGGAGAAATCACCAGACACAACCACATATCCATTATCCGGGACAATGTAATTGTAGGTTGTGTAGTTGTTTCCGTCTGCCACAAATATGGGGTCAATCTTGTCTCCGTTCTTGTCACATAACGAAAGAACACCAGTTACACCTCCGTTTGCCTTGATGGATAATTCAAGTCTGTCGTTCTTGAACACACGGACGGGCTCCGATATTCCATAGGATGCGGATGAAGTATATGTGCGTTTTGCGCCCGAATAAAGGACATAGCAATTCGGAACTTTCACCAACGAGGGCGTAAGGAGTGTGACATCTTGAACAAGAGACATCGTTGCGGAGAAATCACCTTTGTAACATACAACAATGTTACAATACTCCTCGGCCTTATACTCATATTCCTTCGGCGTACTTCCGCCTATTCCGGCATAGAGCGGAAGGTACGAATCACCAACCTTTTTGCAAAGTACGGATGAGTTCTCGCCACAAACCACCCACGCTTTTAGTATATCCCCCGGACAGACACCTATTGGAACGGTTATACGGTAGTTTTGAGATGTTTCTGTTACTACACCTTGTAAATTTATGTATGCCCCCGTAGTAAAAGCTACATCGAGTTTTTGTTCTGCGGGGAGTTTTTTACTGTCAGTCAGTCCCTTTACATAAGGGGCGTTGTCGATGGAAAAAACGGAAGAATCTAAACTGAGCGCATTGGAATAAGTAGAATCATTGCCGACAACCTTGAAAGTGTATTTGATGTGCGGAAGGTCAATAAATCCGCTTGCGATTAGTTTGTCTGCCTCCGTTTCAGTATCGCACAATACCCTTCCGTCAATAACAACATTTGAGGAACTGTCCCTAAACAACAATCCAACATAGTATGTTCCTTCTGCGTAATGCTTATTATAGAAAACAGCGGAATAAATGTTTGCTATATCTTCCGAGGTAAAGAAATCCTCATTTATAAAGAGGTCATTTACTTGGAAATTACTATTATAAACCCACCGTTTTGGAGGATTTTGTCCGTTGAACTTTGATTCCGTAGTGTCTTGTAATTCGGCAACTTGCTTTCCAATGGAAACCGCATAATTACATCCATCCACTTTTGCCCACCTTGCAGACCAGTCGGCATTACTCACCAAAACGGAAAGCATCATATATTTTGCATCCGTAGGGGTTGTGCCCTGCCCTCTATTATTTGCGACACTTCTGCTCGCACCCGTGGCGTAGTAGGGACTTAAATCGAAATTTCCACTAAAATCAATTGGGACGGATTTCAAGAAAGCATAGATGCAGGCCGTACCATTTGCAAGTATGTCGAACGATTTGCCGCCCGGAATAGGAAGAATGATTGACTTATTGTTTGTACCTACGGTGAAAATATTTCCGCTTGCAAGATAGCCGCCAACCTCGAAACTCCCGGTGATTGCCCCGGTTGTAATATCTAATGCGTTCGGTACATATTGTAATGCCGCCAACCATTCTTTAACAACATCAACTTGTGACTGCCTTTGAATTACAACATCCCCCGACCACATGGTCTTTTTTGAGGATATGACGATCTGCATATCAGAGGGTGCAGTCCATTGAATATTCTCTTGGACAAGGGACGAGTAAAGAAGTACACCCGTGTAAGCCCCGTTATTATAGGAACAGATTGCGTACACGGAAATCGTTTCAGAATCACTTCCACCAGCGAAACTTACCACATCGCCATTCTTGACAGATATAACCGAACTTTTCTTGTAGTTCGCATTTGAACTTGTCGCAACGGTATTCCCGGACTTGTAGAGAAATCCGTCTGCCCAGGTGACTTCCGGAGTAATTTGGCCACCTGCTATATCAGTCACTTTCTGGCGCAATTGACTGAATTCCGACTTCATTGTGTAGTTGGGCAAGGGAATCGCTGTAGAGCCAACTTTCTTCCAAGAGTATGCACCATTCACCTCGACGGTGGTATATCTATCATAGTTCCCGTTTCCGTCCGAGACAAGATAAATCTTGTCCACGGTAGAGGTGGAAGCCGCAAGAGTTCCGGTATAAGACGTACTATTGTACGTCACGGAAACTCCAGCAGGAATGTCGGCAACAACGGGAGTAGAAGAACCATCCCAAGCTTCTTCATACGCACCATTACCGATGGTTTCAACCTCTTCTTTAAGTTCATTGAACTCGAAGGGTTGAATTGCAGTGTCTGCCTTGCTAAGTGATGCTTGAACTGAACTCGTGAGGTCTGATTTAGGAACACCATCAGAAGGCTTCTGATAGGCGATGGCACCAGCTGATGCACCATTGCGAATTTCTTGAAGGTCTGTAATGGTATCTTGCTTTCCGGAGATATCAGGAATAACACCATTGGCAATATCTGAAGCAGGAATACCAGTAGATGGCTTCTTGTATGCATCAATATTTGCACGAGCTTGAGCTTTTTGTGCCTCAGTAAGCTGTTGCAATACAAACTTTATAGCATCTTTATCTCCAACTTCAATATTTCCTTTACCAACAATGCTTTGACCACCAACAGTTTTAACATTCTCTCCAGAGATAAGAGTATCCTGTTTCTTTAAAAGGGCCTCTTCAAGCTCTTCTACAGTTACAATTTCACCTTCTTTCTTTTGCTTTAAAAGTTCTCTAAGAACCTTCTTTATCTTGATAACTCCTCCCGGACCAGTTGGGCTGATAGTATCAATAAATGCACTTATTTCTCCTTTAGTCATATCCTTATACTTTTTGAAATAAACATCTTTACACCGAAGTATCCAAGAACCACTAGTAATATTACTATAAACATTTTACCAAATGTAATAAAAAGTTCTTGAATTACAGTAAGTTTCTTCTCTACCTCAACTGGAACTTCTTTATCTACAAACACTACTCTGTCTTTATAGGTAGTATCGCGTACTTCTTTAATTTTCCATCTATCTTTGTATTCAGTGATAGTAGTATATACAGTGTCTCCTTTTGTATAAGTGTTTCTATCTTTATATACATATATACTATCGTGCTGAATAGTATTAGTATTTTGATAGATAGTAGTTGTATCGTGTTGTACTTGGGTAATATACTTTGGCTTAAGTATCCCGCACGATGCACAGATAAATAAACCTAAAGCTATAACTAATACTTTTTTAATGAGTGTGGCCATCTTACTGTATAGTAACTATGTCAAGCTATTTAATACCTCCAAGTTTATTAGCCCAGCTTTCTGTATAAAACCATGAATAGCTTTTCTTTGTAATCCACTTATGTGTGCATGCCCACACTAAGGATGGTATTCCAATAATTATAAGGTAGAGAGGACCAAGGTAAAGAGATTGTTTTGTATGTCCCCACTCATGTTTTACAGTATTCCAAGTTTCCTTATTGAATGGGAACCTGTCAACAATGACAGTATCTCCCAATGAAATTCCTCCGGGAAAGCTTCTGCATATTCTCACTACCTTATCCTTGTAGAGGACAGTATTATCTTGTCTCCAGAATAGTCTTAATATAAGACCAAGAATATTCTGTGGAAGTTGCCACAAATAAAGCAGTATTTGAAGTAGTGTTTTCATAACTAAATAAGTACGAGTGGTATAACAACGAACAGTATTCCAATGAAGTCTGCCAAAATATCAAGCCATGATGCTGCCTTATCATTGATTGAGTCATACACTTCTTTGCCTATTCCACAGAAAAGAGAAACTCCAGCAGCTATAAGCAAAGCTGGCTTAAAGTAAAAGTTAATGCTGAACAGTGCTGTAAATACAAGTGTGAGCACCATAGAAAACACTATATGCTGCAGCTTGTCTTTAGTGCTAAAAAATTGCTTAATCTTATCCATTGAATTCCGTTACTTTAGCTTTTGAACCATTTGTATTTCTTGTATCAATATGAAGCCAGTTTACATTCTTTTCCATTCTTATTGGATATGGAAGTTTGTCTTGCTCTCTCTTAATAATCGCTCTTGCCTGAGCACCAGTCATTGATTTCATAGAAGCGTCAAAAGCCTCTCCAAGGCAATGAGCTGACAAGTAAATATTTCCTTTTAGTGTTTTATCTTTGACCAACTGACAGCAGTTACATCTAAGACCTCTTTGGTAATGACTAGCATAGTTGATTACCATAGGTGTTTGAAGAATGTCTCTTCTAAGGACAAGCAATGTATGAAGAATCTTGGTATCAAGGAACTGCCATGAAGATTCACCAAATTTATTGTAAGTGTGATTGCATACAAGTTCCTTGATATTGAAGAACTTCTTTAGCTCTTTGATGATTTCCTCTCTTTCCATGATTCTTCTGTTTTTATTTTTTCCATCTCTTCCCTTCTGATAGACTCAAGGTCTTCCTTCTCTACAAGCTCATCTACATTTGCACAGCTGAATGGAAGTGCAGAATGTGTCAGTATTGCCTTGATAAAAGCGTTCATTGAAAGATTAATTCCCTGAGGTTTCAGGAAATTACTTACCATACTTCCTATTTCCAAGAGGATAATGAACAATGTAAGCCATTTTGCCCAATTGAAATCACTGTTTGCCGCAGAGTTGATAAAACAAGCCATCAGCACAAAAGCAAAGTAAACTACACTCTTACCCATCGTTTCCCTGAATGCCCTCGATGTTCTTATTGGTATTCTCAGCTTATAGGACTTCCACAGTCCTGCAGCAAGGTCAGCAATTACTACGCTGAACATTGTTATAAGCCAAGGAACCATAGTCACTATGGACTCTTCAAGGAAAGCCATCAATATAGGTATCAGTATTCCACTGGCTATTTGGGTAATTATGTATCTTGGTGTCATAGTTTAAATTTACTTAGCTGTTGTTTTTCTTTTTGCAGATATTCTTGCTATATCATTTCTTTCAGCCTCAAGTGCCAGCTTCTTGTTATCCTGTTGAATCTTTATGTTAAATTCACGAATCTGCTCTTCAAGCTTTCTTTTTGATGCCTCATCCATTGGTGTGGAAATACCGTCATCAGCATTAAGCTTTTGCATCTGGGTAGTTTCCAGTTTATTATCTGCTTGTATCTGTGCAACAACCACCTTTGTCTCATTGTCTTCACTGTTCATTCCAATCTGAGCTTCCAGTTCCATTTGCTTTGCTTGTAGCTGAGCTTGTGCAGTTTCTTGCTGAACTTGAAGTTGCATTTGCTGGTCTTGCATAGCTTGTCTTCTTCTTCTCTCTTCAGAGGCTTGAAGGATACGAATTTTCTCTGCAAGGGAAGATGAGGAGGTCCACATCTTCATAATGTCTGTCAGGGTAGCTTGCTGGGTTTGGAGAGCAGCTTGAGCAAGTGTTTCGAGCTTCTGGTCAAGACCTGTAATATCAGATGAACTGTCCACTACAATGCCATAATCATTTTCTGCAAACTCGTCCCCTTCAAACTCCATTAGTCTCATTGAACCATCAGATGTGAGATAGCGGAATTTGATTTGTTTTCCTCTTGCAGCTATCTTTGCACATTCTACAAAAGCATTGAGAACTCTTCTCTTAGTGTCATTGTGCCAAGCAAAATACACTTCCGTAATATAAGAAGATTGAAGTGTGGCCCTTTCAACACCACCTACAGTTTCACGATTTGCTATCTGACCTTCTCTTTGCTTTGAGATACCAACAATCTCACCAATCTGGACTTTCGTCCATTCGGCGATATTCATAAGTTGTTGTATGTAATTACCAGAGGCATCAGCAATCAATCTCTGTGTATTATTATTCAATGAGCCTGCCAGCTTACCCTTTGCAGAACCTCTATTACCCTCATTGAATGAGTTACGAACTGCTATATGGTTTACTTTTGCAAAGTGCATCCACTTGTCCATTGTCCATTCGTCTGGAACAAGGGCAAGGTCAACATCGGCAAGAGTTCCCCAAGAAGATGCAATAGCCTCTGTAAGTCTGTTATGAAGATAGTCATACATGTAATTGTATGGCTTCATCATATCAACCATTGAATATGGCTTACCGTCATTAAAGTTGTATATAGTACCTATAATACCAAGATGGCACTTTGATGGTGTCATCAGTCTGCTGAACTGAACAGGTCTTGGTCTTGCATCTAGGAATATACCATAAAGGCCATCCCTTGAGTGCTCGTCGAAATTGTGATTGTTACCACCGATAAGCACTCCTTCCCAAGCTTCAGTAACAAACATCTCCTCAACTTCCTCTCCAAGGTCTGGATTAGGGACATAGTTCTCAGCATAGAAAGTAAAGCCTTCCTCACCAGTTTCTTGGTCATACTGCTTGACCTTCTTAATCTTTCTGAAAGATTTCCATCGCATTCTCATGACTCTGACATTACCATCAGCATCATAAGGAAGAAGGTTATACTGCTCAAACTCATCACGGGCTGCGAATACCTCACTTGATGCAAGGGTTGGATATGGTGATGATACCATATCTCTTCTGATGAACCCTTGTCTTGGGTCCACCATACCCATAGAATCTGAACCACTACCTAGGTAGTCTGGAAGGTTTTCAAGGTATTGAATATCTCTCTTTGAAAGTCTATCATAGTAGGTATCCACCACACGACCCGGATTCCAATACTCCTCTATAATAATAATGTCAGCGTCTTCAACTTTGTTAGAGTGACCAGAACGGAATATTCTTACAGTCTGTGGGTCAAGTCTTGCAATAGTTGGCTCTCCTCCAACAATATCAACATCATAGAGTTCTTCAGCTACTGCAAGTGCATCTTGAAAACCATTGTTGAATATCAGTGGAAAATTCAGCTCTTTGCTATAGTGCTTAATGTACTGATTGGCTCGTATCTCTCTGAAATCTTGCCAATTGTATGTATAGTAATCATTAAGCTCTTCAAGCCTCTGTTCATAGTCCTCTTGTGAGAGGGAAGTGTCCTCAATTACCTGTTGGAATGAATCAAGAAGTTCCTTTTTCTTGGTTTCCTCAATCTCTGAAACTGCATTTGGGTTGGTTACAATGGCTCTCCAGTCAAAAGGTCTTCTCAACTCTTCGCCAATCAGCACCTCAAGCTTTGAGTTCATCAGAGGATAGTGCTGAATATCAGTGGGAATGTAGTCAGCATCCACACTTGACGGATTGATAATAAGGGCAAGGTCCTCCATGTGAATGATGCCCTTCAGCAAATCATAATTGATTTTCTTATGTCTTACTGACTTTCTTACTGGAGAATAGTTCCAAGATGTTCTTGAGTCACCCCAAAGAAGACACTGCCTTCCCCATTCTTTTGTTTTCTTGGAAAAGGACAAAGCCTGTCTTGGAAATTGTATAGTATTGTACATAGTCTTCTATTAACGAGACAAATATAGACAAATAAATGAGATATGCAAATCAGTCGAACACTGACACATTTTTTACTGCCCCCACCAATCAATTTTTTCAGCAGTGTTTGGAGTTGTTCCATAGCCTCTGCTTACTGGCTTGTTTATTGTTTTTGGGCGGTAGTTCCTTTCAAAGAAGGGGTCATGTGACTTGACATCTTGTATTTTTTCCGTCTTATCCACTTCACCATGATTTAGCACAAGAACCTCTTCTCTATAAAGCATCAGCATACCCATAGCTGAGATTCTATCGAAGTTACCATCAGGATTCCATCCTCTTGCTTCTTCCAAAAGGGCCCTATTCCACCAAGTCATTACGTTAGGTATGGTAACTACTTGTTCCTGACCATCAACTATCTTTGTAACTTCTTTTGGTTTTAGCATAAAATCCTTAAGCCTGTCTCTGCCATAGTTGTTGATTGGGTTTGTAGCATTGATACCATACATTTTATTACCAATCTTTTCAACCCTTGAGTCTTCTTTATCTTTAATGAATTGTGGAGTCTCTGCAAGGAGGTAGAGAGAATTCATCATTTTCAAGTATGAATAGAAGCCCTTCTTATTCTGTTCATACATGATTTTTGCATTATAGAATTTTGCAAGCAGTCTGACAACTTCATAGCAATCTTCAGCACTATTCAATCGTCCAGTCCATTCAGCTACAATTTCATCTGTCCAAAGGTCAAGTATAAAGCATGATACCAAAGACATGGTATTTGCATTATCATCGTCAATTGGGTCAAGTCCTCCGATATATCTACCAGCATATACCTTTCCTTCCCTGTTCTTTTTGGGGAGTTCCTTTATTTCTATAGCACCAGCTATCTTATTATCTTTTGTAGGAAACTTATGGATTGGCTTATCTCCAGTAGGCTCAAATTCTACTTCACCATTTGACCTTTGAATAAGTTTGCCAGACAGTATCTTATCATAGAAGTTCGGATTAAGGTCAATCTCTTGAATTCTTTCTGTAATTTGTGCTACTGGGAACTTAGTACCATCCCTCTTCATTATGGCATCCTGCAGAGTAATGGGGTCTTCAGCTTTGGTTCTTGTGATTGCCATAGGGTCTGGATTCTCATACTTTGCAATGTACCTTTCCCAACAAATCTGGAATAGAGCAAGTGTTACATTAGATATACCATCCTTATTATAGCAACCCAGACGATTTACATAAGCTGGAAAACAGAATATTGATGTTCCTCTTGATTGTGCAGCCTTATCCCACACGTTTTCAAAAGCCAATACATTAGAACCTGTAGGGTGATAAATCAAATCCAGAGCACCACTGAAGTCATTACCCTCCTCACCACCAGTACCTACACCAACCAAAAGACCAAACACAATGTTACCATCCTTCACTGACCTTTCAGAAATCTTCATTGTAGTGGCAAGATTAGGGAACTTACCTATCTCTTCAAGGCAGAATAATGACGCTCTCTTACCACGAGCCTTATCAGGGTCATCTTTAATGGCAACTCCAAGTACTTCATTACCGCTACCCTTCTTAGTTCCTGTATTCAGGTCAATGTATCCCATTGTCCAAGCCATCTCGTTGAGAGAAGACTTAAGACGTTTTCTTGGGAATTCAGTATTCTGTGCAAGGAAGTCAATCATACTCTCAAACTTGTTGAGAGTACCATCTTTAATCAAGAAGTCTTTATTATCGGCAAGAACCACTCCTCTTGTAAATGATTTGTGCTTTGGGTCTGGCTTTCTATCACCAATAACAAACCCTCTAGCAAGGCCACTTGCCATGCTGTAACTTTTCGATGACCCTCTTTTAGATATCTCAAAAAAGTATCTACCAAGTTTTCTTGCAAGGTCCCACCCTGTAAATCTCCACAGAAGTCCTTCCCACCACGATGGAAAGCCAACAACACGGTCACCAATATCAGCACTACCTTCAGAAACTTCAGTAAGGATAATCGGGCAGTAATTCAAATAGAAGTACATATATCCCGGAATCCAAGCACCATCGTCTGGTCTTAGCATTCCATTTCTTATCCTATCAACCTCCTCATCCTTCCATTTTGAATAGGCACTGTTTGGATTTGGATTTGGTCTTAGGTCGGTGAGCTTTCCAGTATTCTCATAGTGAATTGCAGTTTGCCTGAAGTAATCCACATTCTCTATGATTGGTGGATATTCTATTTTCCAAATAGCCCTACCATTTTCATCTCTTGGCAGTTCTCCACATAGCGGCCTATCCTTACTTATCAACCATTGAATTAGAGGCACCGTAGAAAGTGCCTCCATAAATTCATTCTGGACCTCTTCAGGAGAATCCTTAAATGATATTAACTGAAAGTTTCCAGTCTTATCATCAATCTTTTTATAAACCAGTTGGTCTATTGGGGTTTGGTACTTATTAAACTCCATATCTCATCCCAATTAAGTATAATATGTGACATGGCTTCACTAAAGACATCAAATTCAATTTGTTCATTGTCATCAGCTATTGAACAGACTCTCTCACGATGGACAATGATGTTCTTTCCTTCGTTTCTATAGTATATGGTTACAACACCACACCTTTGTGATTTAAGTTGTCCTTGCTCCCAACTTTTTACTACAATGAATTCTCCTTTGAGTCTCTTTGCTTTCCTTACATTGTTCAGTGCTTCCTGAACCAGTTGCTCCAGTTTCGTCATTGGTTGGTGTCTTTTTAAGCCAGTGTTCTTTAATTATGCTTCTAAATTCGTCATGCAGGTACTCATTAAAATATGCAAAGGGCTCATCATTTCTTGTGTGCTCCACTCCTCTGTCAGTCAGAATATTATTAGTAAGGTGATAAAGCTCATGGTCTATATGACCTTTCTTTTTCATATTCTTTATGTAGCAAATGTAGTTTACTCCACAAGTCCATACTGCTCCAGCCACATTCTTATCTTCGAGGTCTTTCAATATGTCCTTAAAGTCCTCTTCGTCTATATTGTCTTTGTTTTTCTTATAGAACTCTTTAAATTCTTCTATACTGGGTTCCATAAAGAATGCTACATCGCATCTATAAATAGGTATATCAAGTGCTATAATCATACTCCGTCTTCAAACATTGAATTTTCAGTTCCTCTTGCTCTTGTATTGTCCCTAATTTCAGACTCCACCTTTCTTTCAAGGTCTTGGAGTTGAGGGATAAACTTCAGTACTCTTTCCAGAGTAGCCATGACATCATTCACTTTAGTTACTGCAGCCCCTTTGTCAGTGCGTTCAGCTAACTTTTCCTTGGTATGCAATAGGTCTTCAGAAAGGGCCTCTACTGCAACTCTTGTACTTTCAAGAAGCCTTGTTGAGGATGTAATGGTATGCTGCTTGTATAGTTCCATAGCCTCTTCAAGCTCTTTTGAAGGCTTGAAATCTTTTGGCAGTCCCTCTTGAATGATAATTTGTTTAGCTCTCTCTCCAAGGTCAGTGATGTAAGCATAGGTTGAACGTGGGTCAACCATGAAGAAAAGATATGAAAGCTGCTGCATACACTTCTCTTTTTGTACAGACCTGTCAGCATTATAAATACGCCTGATTGGTCTTACAAGAAGTGCTTCTGGTGTAAGTTTTACCTGATAGTTTTCAAATTCCAGCAGTTTCATCTTGATTCCCTCCAATCCTGCATATCAGCAGCAATCTTTTGTTCATCAACAGGTGTTTGTTCTGGCAAATCCGGCTTTCCTTCAACAGGGCCAAATTCAATATCTTTGTAATCTTCCATAGTGTCTAAATTAAAATGCCTGCCTATCAAGGCAGGCAAACCATTCTTTAGTTCTTTATAATTCCACCCGGAGGTACTATGATGGGTGACGGCTTTTGAATTTTTGTCTTTTCGACAGCAATCTCTTCGCCCTCAACAACACACATAATGTCAGAATCAAAAAGTATCATTACCTTTGTTGGTATCTCATTACCATTATTGTCTTTCTCTCCCATCCAGAGTTCTTCATTCGGAATATCTACTGCTGAATGAATCTCATCACTTACAGTTTTCTTTCCAATATCTTTCAGTGAGCCTTCCTTGTGCAGGATTTGAATATATCTTGACGGGTTGATTCTTACAATGTCTCCTACATTTATATCTTTTACATAGGGCCCTACTGCTATGACTTTTTGGTATTCCTTAATAGTATTAAGCTTTGCAGACAAATAGAGTCCACCAGCCATAGCTTCTTCTTCCGTATAGAAATCCATTGTTGTTACAACGTGATTTGCAACTGGTTTAATGTTCTTTATTTTCAGCATTTCTCTTTCTTAATTCAAGTGTGTATCTAAACTTTCTGTTTATCTTGTTGAATTTGTCTTCCGTTATATTGAGTTTCCCAAGAGAAGGTATGTTAAAATTCATTCTGCATCTCCTAAACTCTTCAATAGGAGTATCTATTGACAATACTGGTGTTTCAGCATTCCTATATATGAATTTCCATGCTGACATATAAGCCTTTCTGCATACCTCATAGGGGATATTCAGCTCTTTGGAAACCTGTCTTATGGCATCATCAGTCCTCATTTCTAAAAACAAAAAGCATTCTGAATGGTTTACCCTTCTTCCATGTAGGCAGATATTCAGGACTTATTTTCTTTCCGTTCCCAATAATCATTCCATTATCCCTCATTGTACGAAGGATACCATGCATATATGCTTTTGATATTCCTGTCTTTTCTCTTATGCGCTCTTTGGTTTCCTCGTCAAAGAGAAGCTTATCTACGAGACTTTTGTCAGTTACCCTTTCTGCAATAGCATATCTTTCTTCCAAAAGGGCAGCAGCGAAATCCATTTGTCTTGAAGTTAGTTTATGGAATGGCCTCATTACTTCCAACCAAGTGCGGATGAAATTACTACTCCTCGTAGGGAGATTTGTAATTCCATCCACATAAGGTCTTTGTGTAGGATTTTCGCTCATTACTTTTCAGCAGCTGGCTCCTCTTCGTGTATTCCAGGATTCAAAATTGTCTGGAACTCCTTCAAGCACTTGTTTAAAAACTCGTCACCAAACATTTCGTAGCCATTTTCAAAAGAAAGTACTCTCCAAAGCCATTCAAGTCTTTTGTGAACTTCAGCTTCCTGAAGATACTTAATTTGTTCTACAGCCTGATTGAGTCTTTCTTTGAGCATTTTGTTCTGACTACTCACTGAGCTAAGTTGTTCCATCAGTGTCTGAACATCTGGAGCATGAGTTTCTGCTGCAGGCATCTTTGCTGTCTTTTCCTTTGCCATAATTAATCGTGTTTATGATAGTTATTGTGAAGAGTCTCCCACTCTTCTATACTTGTTTCTCCAATTTCAGTGCTACCACATTTTGCACAATAGTCTCCATAATACTCATCAGCCATTATGAGTAGAGACATACACCTTTTACAATAAAGTACAGGTATATTATTGTACTCTTCTTTCGACGGATTCATAAATCAGCTTGTAGTGTCCATTAGGTGTAACAAGAACTTGTACAATATCCTTCTTTTTTATACCCAATTCATTGGCTCTATCAACTAAAGCCCTTGAATTTTCAGCACCTATTTCACTTAACTTCTTAATCAACATGGTTCTTCTCCTTTTCGGCAAAGATAAGTAAAATACTTTTCAGTTCAAAGTAAATTACTTTAAAACTTTATTCCACCATACTCATGCCTCCACTTAGCCGCATTTTGAGCAAAGACTGCCATCTTCTTTTGTGCGGGAGTTCCATGAGCTTTAAACCATGCAGTGGAGTGTCCGGTTCTTTTCTTCAGTGCTGTAAACTTACCTCTATTCTTCTTTTTAATATGTATTGGACCTCCATTTGCAAACTCTTCTGGTAATGGTACTCCTATCCTATCATATAATTCTTGCATGGTTGGTCTCCATCCAGTTGGTTTGCCCGACTCTCCTCTATAGAGGCCAGTTTCAAAGTTTCTTGCTTCTTCATAATCGTCTGAAGTCTTTTCAAATCTTACTGGGATTCCATCCTGCCTTACAATATATGGAGTTCCAAGTTTTGACATTGCCTTTACTTCAGCATTGATAAGCATTTTCTTTATTGGGTTTTTGCCAGAATACCTATCAGCATATCCTTCATCAAAGTCATATAAATCAGCAGCATCTGCTACAATCTTACCATTTTGGTATCTTAAACGGATTGGATGATTAGCAGCATCATATCTTACAGAGCCTGGGTCAAATAGATCGTCAGCATTTATATAGATGTTTGCATTCTTCTTTGCAGCAGCTTCAATTGCTGGTTTTAAATGTTGCGGTACTACATACTCTCCACGAGGATTGAGTTCAGCATTATATTGTGGAATTCCATTATACTTCTCTTCAGTCAGCGGTCCTCTTGATGTCCCCTTGTATGGAGTATAGTGCTTTTCAGGACCATAGAGATACGATTCAAGTTCTTCATATTCAGGTTCTTGTGGGTCAAGAACAGCTCTAACTATCTGGTGTGGCCACAGTCCAGCACCTTGTTTTGCAGCAGCACCTAACTTATAAGCAACCTTCTTTTTGTTTTCTTCGTCTTGATACCATTTTCTTGCTGCTGCAATAACTTGAAGTGGGGAAACTACTTTACCACCACCCGGCCAGAACTTATTTCCTCCACCAGCATAGATTGGTGCCATTGGGCGGCCAATCATTGGACTTTCCTCCTGCGATGGAAGTGAAAAGAGGTCATAGTTCTGACGCATTTCAGACAGACTGGTGATTCCATTCCGCCTATAAAGGTTCATCAGTTGTGACCTTTGTGCTATAGATAGGTCTTTCCAAGCCATAATCAATCCGTTATTCTTTGGGTAAAATCATAATTGACTCTTGGTAAGGATTCTCCAGCCCTTTTATTGAGCTCATTCCTTAATTCAATAAGTTCCCTTGTTTTCTTCGAAATCAGGTTACTCAATTCACTGTTAGTAAGTTTTCTATATTCTTCTTTCATAGAGCATTCAGATTTACTGCAAATATAGAAAAACCCCTCGGATTTCACAACCAGAGGGGAAAAACGCAAATGTACAAAAAGTAAAACGACTTCAACCACTGCAAATATAAAAAATCCTGACGACTTTCACAAGCAGTCAGGACTATAACTAACCATTAACCCAAAAAAGATGTCTTCGCATCCGTATTGCAAATATAGTGATTATTTTTTAGAGTATATGGCCTCAAAAGTAACCTTCAATTCTTTTCTCTTTTCCTTGTCCCCTTTCCAAAGCATTTCAGGATTTATAAAATATTCTCCTCTAACTTCAATCTGCTCTCCAGTTTCTTCATTTGTTTCATAGACTTTTGATAGTGCCTTTGCTTCTACCAACTGGTTTATGGCCAGAGCAAATGCACTTCTTGATATGCCAAGTGTACTCAGCATAATCTTTCGCATTCCTGTTGTAAGGGCTACTCTTCCTGTATTTATTTGTGCTTTTTCCATTAAATAATGAAGAATCTTTATAGGAATTACTCCCTTTAGCTCATATAACCAACTTATGTAGTTTATAAAAACCATGTAGAAATTTTCTTGGTCTGTTCTGTGTACAACTACTTTGGTTGTTGTTCTTACCCTTTCATTTCCATTTTCATCTTTGATAACCTGTTCAGAGGTTTCTATTACTCTCTTTGCCATAATATTTGTACGTTTTGTCCAATGCAAATATACAAAAAGTAAAGCAGTAAATCAACAGTTTTTCTATTTTGTTTAGTTAAACTGTCCACTGTATTGGACATAGTGTAGCCTGTATTGGACGTGTGGTTGAATACAGTGACATCTAAAATCTCTGTAAAGTGTTAGTGCTCTTTGGGTTAGGACAGTTTTGTAAAAGTTCCCTTATTCTATTCTTTTAGAAGAAAATAGTAGGACTTCACCTCTTCTAATTTTTTGAAATTTTTTTTGAAAAAATTTTTTGGTGTATGAGAGAGTAGGATTGGTACTATAATTTTTTTGAAAAAATTTTTAGTCTGCGAGAGGGTTGAATAATCTAAACAACCCTCCCCCTATACATTGGAGATTGGGGTGATACCCCCCGGTACTATTGCTAACCAAATACATGAATTCGTATGCCTGATATTGATGAAATGTACGAGAATTTTCTCGCTCAAGCAGCCAATCACTTCCACAGTGAAGCTGAACTCTGCCAAGAATGCTCTGACCCTCGTGCCTATGCAATGAGTGTTGCTAGAGAGTATGGCCTTGAAGCTGAGATTGGGGCTTGCCTTGCTATGGGCATGTCACCTGAGGAAGCACTGAGGGAGTGGGATTTGTAATCCCATTCTCTTATGGTAAATCTAAATAGTACAATTCTTATATCTTGGACATTCGTCCAGTGACTGATAGGTATGTGAGTCTGACTTTTCTCTCAAACCCCAATTACTGTCGTGAGATAGCGATTGGGGTTTTCTACTTTTGAATTAACCTTAAATACAATATTGCAATATGAAGAAATTTGTGGTTATGCTGATTGTTGGGTTTATCAGCATTATGGGGCTTTCAGCTCGTGAAAACAGCCCTTGGAGGGAAATCCAAACTGTGGAAATTCCCAATAATGTTGAAATCCATGAAGGTGTCACCAAGTCTGGTAATCCCAAAGCTTGGATTGAGCTTCCTGAGGTGGGGAATGTCAGTGTCTCTCCCAAGAGTGCTGAGAAATTCAAGGCTGGGGAAGTGAAGCTTGAGCTTGTCAAGTGGTACAATGATACTACCAAGAAGTATCGTTACTCTACAAGGCAAGTCAAAGGAACTTCCTCCAGCAAGGAAAGTAAAAATATTGATTTGGGGAGGATATTCAAATGATGACGCTTTGTGCAATCATTATGATTGGAGCACTTGTGGAGTGCTGGGTGTGGATATTCAGGGGAGAGGATGAATAATCCTCTCTCTCTTCTTAAAACCTTTGAATAATGTTAATATATGCTATGAAATGTCCAGAGCTTGTTAAGGCTATTATGTCTCGCAAGTTCTGGACTTTGGGCTTATACTTTGAGCAGTATGAGCTTGACACTGACCGTGGGGTTATCTTTGGGATTGGAGAAAACGGAAATCCCAAGTATGCCCTTGAAGACTTCAAGTTCAATGAGTATTCTGAATGGAAGAAAATAATGGAGGAGTTTGGAGTGTCTATGTCCAAGGTTTCTATAAAGGCAATCAATTGGAATCCTATATTTGAGGAGGTGACTGCATAAGTCATCTCCTCTTTTATACCTTATATATATTATAGGTATAAATCTAAACAAAACACCTCCTATACCTTGCCAGAGAAGATAACTCGTCTCCTCATTTAAAGGTAATCAGCAAAATAGGTTGCTGAGGGAATCCATAATGCCCGGACTAAGATTGTGGTATATCTTCATTCGGAGTGTTCTCTAAGGATGAAGAATGAAATGTGAGTATTAGGGAAAACTGCCTGACGAGGTGGGAAAAGGTTTGTGAGGATTTCTAATCCCTACAAACCTTTTAAAATAAGAATCTAAACATAACACTTCCTATAATTTGGTAGAGAGAAACTCTATCACAATGTTTAACCTTAATCCAAATTCAATCATGAGTGAATTTAATCCTCGTACTCAGGGTATCTCCAGTGAAGGTACTCTTGCTTCCTATCGTAATCATCGTGACATGAACGTCATTGATGTGAAGGAGCGTGTTAATGAAACCACTGGTGAGCTCATTCCGGCTCATAAGGCCATTGTGTTCTTCACTGCCAAGCGTAATGCTGATGGTAGTAAGATGCGGGATAACAAGGGTCAGCTTGTTGCTGAACCCAAGACCAGTGAGTTTGTGAGCTTTGGCCCTTCTGTGAGTGACCTTGCGTCTCTTGACATGAAGAAGATTGCCAGTGAGCTTACTGCCCGTCGCAATGAGCTTGAGGTTGGTGCTCTCGCTGAGAGTGGCAACAAGGTGCTCTATAAGCCCTCCAACAATGGCTTCGTTGGTGAGGAAGTGGCTGAGTGGTAGTCAAGAAAGTATCACAATTAGGGGAGAATGGTACTTTTGTGCCTATCTCCCCTTTTTTCAAAAGGGTGTTGCTTTATTGGCCAAAGTTTGAGACAAGTTTTTGATAGTCAAGAAGTTAACTTGTGCCAAAGTATGGCACAATCTCCATCCTCACCCTAACAAAACTCTCCAAAACCCTCAAAAAAGTGTCACATTAAAAGAAAACAACACTTTTAACTGCCTAACCAACTGAACAAAATTAGCAAATACCCTAATTTACCCCCACAAAAACCCCATAGTTTAATAGGGAAAACTGCACAACTTAAGGTGAAACGAGTATGTGTATTGCAAGTTCGAATCTTGCTGGGGTTTCAAAGTTGTTTTGGGTATCAACATTAAATAAACCCTATTATGTTCGTGTCTTCCTTCCCTCGACACATCAAAAACGTGGGGACTCGTATCTACAAGGTTCTCGGAGTTACAGAGAACCTTTTTATAAGACAAACTAAAATAAGATATGATATACAATGTTGTTCTGATTACCCCAACCCATAGAATAGGAAAAGAGGGATATTATGAGGCTAAAATTCAAGAAGCAACAGTTGAAAAGGGAGAATATCATAAAATTGGAAACCCTTGGCACTCTGATAGTATTCATTTCTTTGGTAAAGTAAAAATGGACTTTGAGAATAATGGAAATATAGTTGTTTGGAGTAGTGACAATAATATACATGTCAGTCCAGGATATACAACTGATATTTACTGTGGCAAAGAATACATAGAAAAGCAACTCATCCAAAAGTAAGAAAAGATACAAAGCAAACAAACCAAAAACACAAATACAATGAGTAAACCAGTAATATTATTTGAACAGTTCATTGAAAAAGCAACTGAACATTATCAAAAAGCAATATCAGCAGACAATGCCTGTAAAATAGGCGATTGTGCTGAAGAACTTACAGAGGCTATTCGGTACACAACCGAAGCTCTAAGTGACTTAAACCACTACCTTAAACTTGCAATCAAAGTAATAAAGTAACACTATGTACTACTGTATCAAACTTTCAAAAGAAATGCAGGCAAGGGTAATGAATGTATTTACTGCATTCTTTACAATACCTGAAGGATGGACAAAACACTGTGACCACATCACACTAATCCATTCAAGTGACAAAAGTTGGATTACAACTTCAAAGATTCTATACAACTTTGAAGGCAAATCGCTGGACTTTAAAATTGTAGGTGTAGGATACAACGAAAATGTAATGGCCCTTGAAGTTGGCACATTCACTGCAAATAGAATGTCACATATAACAATATGTACAGCGCCTACCCACAAACCTGTAGAAGCAAATACTATTGAGCGTTGGGATAGACTGTACTGTAAAGATATTTTCAGTGGTGTAATAACATTAGAATCATAATAATATGAGCATCAAAGAATTCGCACAGCTTATGTCAACATTTGCACTAGCTTATCCAGATGCAAAAGTAACCTTTGCAAACAACAAAGTTGAAGTAACAAAGGTTGTTTTTGACGCACAGACAAAATCAATAAATATCAGATAAAGAGCTATGAACATCAGCAACTCTACTGTAAAAGCATTCTCAGGATTTGCAATCAGCCTTGACCAAGCTCAGCGTCAATTCGGTAACAAGCACAAGAATGATGTGCCACCTGATGGAGATTACATTGGAAAAATGTGGCTCACACCAGAAGAACACGCGAAACAAAAGTCTGCCAACGATAAATAATCAGTCTTTAAATGCACAAAAAAGACAAGGCAGACTTATTCTATACAAGGAGAAATCCTTGGGCATGGGACATAACTTAGAATGAGTAAATTGTTGATTATCACGCTAACCAAATGCTGAAAGTCCCATAGGCAAAACTTTGCTCTTGTTACGATGGTATTAATCCCAGTTAAGGGGAACGATACGCCTTATGGAATATTAGATTTCCGGAATAAATCAAGTATTGTACTAGGTTGGAGCAATATATAAAGTGCACAATGAAATGCTCCACATCAAAAACAAGAGAACCAAATGAATCCCAAGTCGTTGAGGGCTGCAAGGGTTTCCTCTGCAAGGAAAGGATAATACCTACATATAATTGTAGTAAGAGTTACAACGACAACTCTATTATTCAATCCTCGTGGAGGAAATGCAGTAAAACGCAAAATCTTTAAACACAATAACAATGATTTTCAAAGCAATCAAAGAAAAGGCTTGGCAGAGACATGTCAAGAAAATACAACGTGAATTGGATAAAATTCATGCTGTAAGAGACTACTACAACAAGTTCAATAAAACTTGTTACACTACAAAACAAGCCTTGGAGCTTGCATATAAAAACGATTTATAGTATATTTGTTTCATCTCTTTGACAAGCAGAATAAGGTGTGTGGATTAGTTTTACATTTTACCTACTTATCAGTCATACACACTCTTTAAAATCAAAATAAAGAGGTCCACACACCCTGCTTGTCTCTTACACCAAACCAAAATGAACACATTAATAAACTCAATAGAGTCAAAGTATCTTAGAAAGATAATCAAAGACCCTGAGTATTATCTTAAAAGAACAGACCAAATGGAAAGTAAGATTTATCAGTGGAAATCTTACTACAACAAAGCCACAACAAACACTGAAAGAGCATATTGTCAGAAAATGATTAGAATGTATCTGAAAAGATTTATTTACTATATAAATAAGTAATATGACAGTCGAAGAAAAAGCAAAAGCCTACGATGAAGCTCTGGAACAAGCAAGATTCTATCACGGAAATTGTCCAAGCGAACCGGAAAGGAAGAAACTGGAAGGGATGTTTCCTGTACTTTGTGAAAGCGAAGACGAGAGGATAAAGAAGGAAATTGTTTCAGCATTAAAGTTCGCAAATGTTGGGGGCGTATATGACAAGCACATCGCCTACCTCGAAAAGCAGAATCACGACGGAAAGAAATGGATAACCCCTGCGGAACTTAATCGCCTTAAGACTCTTCGCTATGAAGCCGGTTATAAAGCTGGTTTTAATGTCGGTGTTCATAGCGAAGCAGAAAAGCAGAAAGAGCAGAAGCCATCTCCTAAGTTCAAAGTTGGGGATTATGTAATAGATACTAACTATAAGGGTGAGCCACTATACCAAATCGTGGGTATTGACAAAGAGTGCTATATCTGCGAGTATAGAGGTGACAAAGAGATGGGTAATAGGGCAGTGATGCACTTTGCTTTTAATAATCCTTATCTGCGTCTTGAGCAGAAGCCCGTAGAGAAAGAAATCACATTGACCAGTTTTGAAGGAACTCTTAATACTTTTTTATTTGATTTTGCAAATTCTCACATCGAGGATTGTGAGCCAAAAGAATATGTTAAAAAACATTCCGCAGAAATCCTTAAAGCGGCATATAAAGAGTTAAATGCCAAGTTACAACAAGACATCTTTGAAGCAAGACAAGAAGGAGTACGAGATGGGTATGAAGTGGCAAAGGCAGAGCAGAAGCCTGCTATCATGAAACCGCATAAGGGAGATGATGGCAATCATTACGATATGGGGGTGTCAGAAGCACAAGAATATGCAATTAATCGTGGCTTCGGTATTCCATTCAATGACGGAGAAGTATTCATTGATGAAAGGTATATGACACAAACTATTGGCAACATTCTCCGATGGGCAGATGAACATCCAAAAGAACAGAAGCCCGTTGAGTGTATTGAATTTGCCAATGAATTCGAAAATCAAGTTTCACATCTGCTTGCTTCATTAATGAATGGAGAATGGGTATATGACAAGAGTTTTATCAAGCATGCCGCGCAATCACTTATGGGATATGCAAAGAATGAATTGAAGCCTACAGCGTTTAACAGCGCAACAATAAACGGCGAACCTATTCCAACCGAAAATCAATCTGTGAACATTCCATTAACAGAGTGGAGCGAAGAAGATGAGAAGTGCATCAAAGACATTATTAATTGTCTTAAATATCTTGAGATGAATGACACAGAACGACAATATAACGGAGACCGAAATGTCAATCCAAGACATTATGCGGATATGATTGCTAAACTCAAATCCCTCCGTCCCCAACCTCATTGGAAGCCCAGCGATGAGCAAATGGAGGCATTAAGATTATCCTTTGAAGAAGCATTTGATGATGCAGGTGATTGCAATAGGTATCGCATACTTAAATCACTCCACGAACATCTCAAGAATTTGTAAAACCATAGGGTGTGGTCAATATCGTGCGGAGGAAGACCGTCAAAGATTGGTAGCACCAATCGAACATTCTGACCACACCCTTTTATTGATTTAGATATGACTACGAATGAATTACGCGAACTTATGCATGAAAAGAACGAGATACACATTCGTCCTCTCGTTGAAAAAATGACACAACTTCTCTGCGAAGCCTACGAAACGGGAATCAATGTTGGTGTAGATATAGCTGAGAAAATCAACGAAATGAATAGTCATGAAATACATTGACGCAGAAAATTAGGAAAGCAAATGAAAGAAAAATACGAATTGATTGGTCATGGTAATTCCGCTCATCTTATCAGAAAATACAAGAAACATTGGTGGAATAAGTGGCAGATTGAAATGGAGGGTGCTACACCAAAAATATATCTTGTAGATCAAGAGCACTGTATTCACGATTATGAGTTTGTTGGAATCGTGCGTACTGCATGTTTTCCTGCTGGGATTCCCCTACGTCTCTTTAGATGTAATAAATGTGGACATGAGAGATTAGCCGGACTTTAATACAAGAAAGGAGGAATAAATATGGATTACGACAAGGGTCCTCAGTTAACCGTAGCTCAATTAAAATTATATCTTAAACACATCCCTGATGATGTAAAGATACGTATTGGAATTGGAGACGCTAATGCTCCAGCTCATTACCTACTAAACCATGGTGGACAGCTAATGCTTCACTCGGATTGCTATATGCAAAACGCTTCGGAAGTAAACATAAAAACTATATTAAGTTTTAACGCAAGAAAGAAGGACTAATATGGAAATTGAGAAATTGATAGACCTTACCAATGAAATATCCTGCGAACTCAGCAGAATTCAGGATACCATTGAGCCAGAAGAATATGAATACTGGTTTGAAGATAATCTTGTACAAGCGCATGACCTACTTTGCGATGTAAAAGACTTAATTGGTGCATAAAGAAAGGAGAGAAACACATGATTACTGAAGATTACGTCTCTTTCGAGACAGCCAAACTCTTGAAGGATAAGGGGTTTGATGAGCCAACTCTTTGGTTTTATGTTGGAGATGGAACAAAATATTTAGCTCATAAGACACTAAATGGAGATTGGTATAGACGCCCAACTCTCCAAATGGCAATGAAGTGGTTAAGGGAAGTGCATAATTTACATATTGATGTTGACCCATCAGAAGGAAATTGGAATCCCACTGTTTTAGAACTTGAAAATTGGACTTGTGCTGTAAAATTTGGGGATAATATACCAATTCAAGATTCTTACGAGCAAGCCTGTGATGCGGCCATTAAATATTGTCTTGAAAATTTGATTTAGTTATGACAAAAGAAGATATAAAACAAATCTGCCAAATTTATGACAATTTCCGAAGCGAACGGGATGCAGCAACAATAGCATACAATTCAGATAATGCATTTTGGGAACACATTTTAGCAACTTATAACTTATCTCATCCTTCTCTTCCTTTCGAAATTGACGAGGCGGCACTCAAAGAGTTGCAAGTATATCTTCCACAAGGTAACGGGCCAGATGGGATATGTTACTTTATCGCTCCTCAAATGCTTGCCATGTATAAAGCCGGAGCAGAGTGGATGAGGGGACAAGGTGAAACATATATAACTCATGTAGAAGATGCTTCAAATGATGAAGAAAGATTCCCCGCCATATTTATACCCGTAGATTCTTTTAAGCCTGGCAACAAGGTAGTTGTTCAAATCCGAAAGAAAGAATAATATGGAAGCACCTAATAAAATATTTCTACCCAGAAATATTGATTGTCTGTCAGCTGCTATTTTGACATTAGGAAATCAGCCGGGTGATGTCGAGTACATCCGCAAGGATGCTCTTCTGGAGTGGGCGAATGATGTAAAACAAGGACTTATAGTAGAGGTAGAAAAATACGGAGCACCCTACGAGCAAAGAGTCTTTGCATTCCAAGAATTTATTGATAAAATCAACTCACTATGAACATCATTGAACAAATAAAGGCAGAGATTGAAAGGCTGAATAAACTGCTGAATGAAGGCAACTACTACCTCGACAATTCAGAACAAGTAATAGGCTTTTGTGCTGCGCTTGATGAGATAGACACGTTCTTATCCACTTTTGAATCAGAAGGGCCAACTATTCCTAATAACCATGATGAGGCAGCAAAGGAATATGCAAAGACCACCTTCAAGAAGCCACATTCTGACAATCCAGATGAAGAGGTTACGATAATTGAACCTGATAAGTATGCTGGATTCATCGATGGGGCCAAATGGCAGTATCAAAAGGATAGAGCCGAATTTGCAAAACTAAAAGCGAAGGAGTGGTCAGATGGATACAACGAGGGAATTGTAAAAGGAAAGGAGCAGATGATGAGTGAGGCGGTGGAGTGCATAGTAGAGGATTGGAATCCAGAGCCACATCCGGAGATTACAATTCCTCTGAATCCGGGAAAATTCTCAAATGGCGATAGAGCGCGTATCATCATCGTAAAGGAGGACTGAAAATGGAAGCTGTAAAGTATATTCTTGATTTCTTTTTCGGACCGGGAAATTTCTGGCATTTCTTAGGATTGTGTGTTGTGTGTCTTTGCATTTGTCCCAAAAACTCAATACAAACTATCATTCAACGAATAAGAAACCATGACTAAATTCAATCTTGACAAGCTCCGAGAGGTAGCAGAACCACGGAAAGAAAAGCCAAAGATAAATCTACAAGAAATGGAAAAACGGTTGAAAAAACTTCACGAATACTTCAAGAATAAAAGCAAGGAGGAGAAAAAATGAAAGACAGTACGACCTATGATACAACTGATGGTAGAGTATCAACGCCTTTAGAAAACCAACCGGTTATCGTTATTAGCAAAAAGGGAAAGCGTAAGGTAAATCCTTTATTTGAAGAACTCGTGAAGAATGTTCCGGAAGAAACAAAACGAAAAGTAGAAAAGGCTATGACTTGCAAATGGCTTCGTAATGGCGATAAGTGCGGAAAGAGTCTTCCTGGAACACCTTGCGAGGTTGTCGGATGTGTTGCTTAGGAACATTATAAGGAGGAACAGAAATGACCTACGAAGATTACATGAAACTCCCGAAGGAAACTCTTGCAAAGGAATTAGCCAGAAGGGATTTGACAATTCCAATCCCGCTCATGCCAATTCACCCTTCTGGGTGGATGTGTGACGGAACAATTTGTACTAATCCACAAATGGATTGCATTAACTGTCCGAAACGAGGTGCTACTGGAGGATTTATCCCAAATACATCTGCATTATGACACAAACACATTGAAATGATAGAGAAATGACAAAGGAAGAAGTAGAGCAGGCGTTCAATGGTCTCTCTCCATACTACGCATACAAGCAAGGTGTCCAAGACGGAGCGGCCTATAATGAAGAATCCTTCCGCAGAGAGGCGGCGAAGGATCTATTGGCTGGAATGCTATCTAACTCGGAGCATATATATATCGACAATAAAAAGCTCATAACCATCGAAGGATATGTAGATGGAGCAATAATGATTGCAGACACCCTTATCGCTAAACTAAAAGAGCAATAGAACTCCGAACCGTCAAGAAAGTCATCAAGGAGTTTATGATTAAAGGAAGATGGACTCCATTGGCAAAGAAGGTCACACTCAAAAACATTGTTGATTTCAGAGAAAATAAAGATAAGCAAAGTGCTTGCAAGAACAAAGTATTTTAGTTACTTTTGCATAGTTCTTTGATAGCTTTAAGCAAAAAGGGCCCCTTAGCTCAGTTGGTAAGTAGCAATTGACTCATAATCAAGAGGTCGTAGGTTCAAGTCCTACAGGGGCCACAACCCTTTGCCCCATCGTATAAAGGCTAATACACATGTTTTTGGCACATGCAATTTCTGTTCGATTCAGAATGGGGCAACAACAATTTGGAAGATTGGCCGAGTGGTTTATGGCACTTGTCTTGAAAACAAGAGTACAGAAATGTACCGGGAGTTCGAATCTCTCATCTTCCGCAAAATAAACTGTTTAAACTATTCATCGGCCTCTTTAGCTCAGCTGGTTAGAGTGTGTGATTTGTAATCTCAAGGTCGTCAGTTCGATTCTGACAAGAGGCTCAAAACAAAATACTTATGAAAAACTATTTAAATAGAGAGTTCAAGTTCAATACAATACCAAAGTACTATAAATACTTTGAAGAATGGTTCAAGAACTTAACAGAAAACCAAATGGTGTACTTAGAAGCTTATAGTAAAGGCAAGAAAACACCATTTACAGTAAACACGTAAGGGTGATTAAACCAAATTGCTTTAGCAAACTTGTCTCCGCTGTGAAGTGCAGACAAGTTAAATATGGGTGTAGTTCAGTTGGTAGAACGCTGCATTTGGGATGCAGAGGATTTCGCTGGTTCGAGCCCAGTCACCCATACAAACAACCATCAGCCAAGATTGGTTGAACTTGATTTCTTTCATGTGACACTCTCCGCAGAGATGTGCAGAGTGTCTTTTATAGAAACTTTAAACACTAATTATATGAAAAAGATTGTTATACTACTTTCACTGTTGGCTCTTTGTGGCTGTAGTAATAAAAATAAAGAGCATGAAAAGTCTGAATCAATATTCACAGATGTTACTACTTTTAAATACAAAGAGCATCAGTATATAGGGTTCAGACCTTATTCTGACCTATGGGGAGTTGTACATGACCCTGATTGTCCATGCATGATTAATTATGAATAGTTTGTATTATGAGTGGAGGAGCTTTTGACTACGCACAATTTCATCTTCAGCGTATTTATGAATGCATAAAAGATGAGGTTGATAACAACAATGTAGAGCCTTACCCTAATGCTGATAATAGTTGGGATGAGGCTGCCAACAAACACTTCCATGAAAATGGAAACAAAAGATGGGAAGACAGAACTACTAATGCCTTTAAAACAGGACTTAAGTACCTAAGGCTGGCTTACATTTATGCACAAAGAATAGATTGGCTACTGTCAGGTGATGATGGAGAAGAAACTTTCCACAAAAGATTAGCAGACGACCTACAAAACTTTGATTTCAGAGACTAAAAAGAATAGCTGGTTAGCTCAATTGGATAGAGCAACAGCCTTCTAAGCTGTGGGTTAGGGGTTCGAGTCCCCTACCAGCTACAAACAAACCATTAAACCAAAACAAAGATGAAACAAAATGAACAACACGCAGAGAAGTGCGGTATATGCTTCTTTGCAGGAGAAAAGAAAGACAAAACTATCTTCACATTAGTCAAAACAAAAGATACTGACTTTAATGAAAGGTTGTTGGAAGATACTTATTTCAGGAAAAAGTAAGTTAATTGTGTTTAAAGGTTTGTGTTGAACTCCCTATCAAATGGTAGGGAGTTCTTTTAACTAAAACACAAAAGAGAGATTCCTTTTGGAGGGCAAAAGGAATAACCAGCAGGACAGTTTCTTGTCATACAATAACTCCTGCTGGTTTTATTTGATTATTAACCCATTAAACTATAATTATTATGACAAGAAACACAAGAAGAAATGCTCAGAATGCTGAGCGCAGGCCAGCAGCACCCAAATGGACTGCTGAGGAAGAGGAGGTTATCCTTGATGAGATTGGAAAGTCTCCTACCAATGTCAAAGTAGCACTGCTTGCAGCTGCTGAAAAACTTCCTGCAAGAACATTCTATGCTTGCAGTGGCCATTGGTACACAAAGATGGCAAATCGTGATGATGTCATCGGAAAGCTCACCATTGGTAGATATACAACAGTAAGAAACAAAACAAGACTCAAACCAGAGCAAACAGATACTCATAAGAAGAATTTCTCAAAGACTGTATGGGATGCCATTGTAGGATTTATCTTCAGAAGGAATGAAAATGTTTGAAATTGTACCAAACTATCTGCCTAATGAGGCTTGGTTTGACAACAGTACCTTAGACAATGAGTACAACGATTAGTACTTGGAACCATTATACATACATTGATACCATTCCAGAGGAAACTCTGGGTATCAATGTGTGTACAATGAATTTCCATATTAAATTAAGACACACTCTTGGAGAACTACCAGCTGATAGAGCTTTTCACGAGTTAATTAGGAATCCAAAGCTTATTAAGGATGATTTTGTAATTAAGAGAGAAGAAGTCCTCCCTTTCTTACATTCCCTAGAAGAGGCTACTGGTGGAAAAGGAACTTTCAGACACTTGGTAGTAGACTCTCCTTATATTAGGGATGGTGGAAGATGGCTACTGAAATTCCTTAATCTTTACTTAAGCCCGTTGAATAATGGTTTCATAGTATGTAACAGAATTTCAAGGGCTATCAGATGGAGAGAAATTATTCCAAACATAAGAATGGATGAGCTACATTGGCAAAATACAAAACAAGAATGACAAGAGAAGAAACAACAAAAGAGATATTAGAGCTATCAGATTCCCATAAGTACTTAATGCTCAACCTCCCGACCGGGTATGGCAAGAGTAAAATGTGCATAGACATTATTAAAAGACACTATGAAAACAAGCTTCTTGGCTGCAATGTTCTCGTTGTAGTTCCAAAGAATGTACTGAAGGATAACTGGAAAGATGAACTTGAAAAGTGGGAATTTCCGCAGACCATTAATGTTCAATTTACAACCTATGTCAGTTATCCAAAGTATGCAGAGACTTATTGGGACTGCATTGTGTTTGATGAAGCACAGCACTTTACTGAAAACTGCGAAGATGTAACTACATTGTTCCACTATGACAGGGTGCTTGCAGTCAGTGCAACCATTCCAAGAGAACCAAAGTGGAGATTGAAAGGAGCATTCGCAGGAATTTATCAGTATAGTGTCTCTGCAAGGGAAGCTATAGATGCTTTAGTACTGCCAGACCCAAAAGTGCTGCTAATTCCACTAATGCTTGATAATAGTGCAATTAGTGAAACGCTCGTAGTAAGGAAATCAAAGGGAGGAACACCTATTGTACTGATGTATAACCAAAGGTCTCAGAGATTCAGATATCCAAATAAGCAAGTACATATCAGATGTACCCAGCAACAATACTATAATATGGTATCTGAGGATGCTGAAAGGAATAAGGATGACTATATCAGAACTCAGGCAGTATTTAGAAAGAACTTGTGGTTAAGAGCTTGTAAAGACAGATTAGTATTCCTTGCTGAAAAGAAGGAATCTTTCGTAACTGAACTGTTGAAGTATGTCAAGAATTATAGGACATTAACCTTCTGTACAAGCATTGAACAGACCAAGAAGCTTGGTGACTATCCAATCAGTTCAGAGGATAAAAAGCAGTCAATGCAGAATCTTACGGATTTCAACGAAGGTAGAATTGACCATATCACCAGCTGTGCACTCTTAAATGAGGGCATGAATTTGACAAGTTGCCAGATAGGAATCTATGCAAACATTGGAAGTTCAGAAGTGGTTGAAATTCAGCGTCTTGGCCGTTTACTAAGACACGAAAATCCACTTATTATCATTCCTTATTATGCTGGTACAAGGGAAGAAGAGATTGTGGACAAGATGCTCAGGAACTACAATCCGTCACTTGTAACAAGACTCTTCAAATCACAAGTAACCAAAGTAACCATTGACAACATTATTAATGGAGAAGGTAGTATTCAATAGATTAGTAATTGACAGAGGTGCAATTACCAATCAGTCTATGGATGTGGGTGAGTTTTTCTTTACACTTACCTACATCCTTGGATATAACATGGAAGAGCTGATGGATAAGCTGTTGGAGAGTGGCTCTGCAAAGTTCGAGTTTGGCAAAGTAGTACCATCGCAGCTCAGTATTGAGAAGGTCAGAAGAATAATTGCTCCATCAACAGCACCACAGCTTACGAAAGATGAGCTTGTAGCACTGGCTGCAAAGCTGAAAGCTATGTTTCCAAAAGGAATGATGATTGATGGTATTCCATGGACTGAAGGACCAGTACTTATTGCTCAAAGACTTGAGAACTTTATCAGAAGGTTTGGTAACTATCCAGCTGAAGATATTGAAAAGGCAACACAGCGATATGTAGATGCAAAGTTTGGAAGCCCATATATGAAATCATTAAAGAATTTCATTTACAAGGAGGTTATTCAAGTTGATGGCACAACAGAGCTTCAATCAGACTTGTATAATTTCCTTGAGAATCCAGACAGTCTTTTGAATCCATTGGAAGATTGGACAACAGAACTAAGAGAATGATATGTTTGAAGTAGGAGACACAATCACACTGCAAGGATTCACTGGTAGAATCAGTGAAGTACACAAGAATAAGAAGATTGGATTTGCTCAAGAGCATGACAGAGAGACAAGATATACAATTGTCTTTGAGAATGTTCCTGAACATGAAATAAAGATTGAAGATGGGACTGATAGACGAAACTCTGAAGTACCTCCACGAGAGAAGACAAAATCTGATTGATGGTAAGGTAAACTGCATACCAAGTCCATTTACAAGTTTCAGACAGGACTTTGTTGGAATTGAACAGGAGACTTACTACTGTGTAACAGCTAACCAGAAAGCGGCAAAGTCTCAATTTACATCTTTTATGTTCCTTTATACTCCAATCCTTTATGCATACGACCACCCCGATAAAGTAAGAGTAAGAATATTCTATGCCCCATTGGAAGAGTCAAAAAGAAAGGTAACAATGAGATTCATGCGTTATCTTTTGTATGTACATTCTGGATTTAAAATAAGAGTAACTCATCAAGAACTGACCTCAACACTTGAAGGCAACCCAATCAGTGAGGAAGTCCTCAATATTCTTGAATCAGAAGAATATAAAAAGATAATGGAATTCTTTGAAAGTCATGTAACTTTCTTGGAGGACCAAAACCCAACGGGATGCTACAAGGCTATAGTGAAATATGCTTGTGAACATGGAGAGAGAATAAAGCAGCCACTTACGATAATCGATGAGTTTGGAGAAACTAAAACAGTAGAGAAGATTGTAGGATACAAACCGCTTGACCCAGATGAATATGTAATTATCATTGCAGACCATGTTGGCCTACTACAAGAAGAGAGAGGGCTTGATAAAAGATTGACTATTAGAAAGTATTCTGAGTACATGATGGAGCTTAGGGATTATTATAGATATATCCCTGTAATAGTCCAGCAACAATCAAGTGAGGTTCAATCAATGGATGCTTTCAAACTTAATAGGATATCTCCAACTCCAGGAGCACTCGCGGATTGCAAGGACACTCGCTATGACGTGAATGTAATGCTCGGTCTAACAAATCCCTATGCTGCACACATTGCAACATATCCGGTAAGTGGAGGGTATGATATTACAAAACTGAGAGACCATCAGAGATTCCTTGAGGTTATGCTGACAAGAGATGGTACTGCAAACGCTATAAAGGCTCTTTATTTTGATGGTGCAGTGTCATATTTCAAAGAACTCCCCGGACCGAACAACCCAATATATGAGGAATATATGGAGAAAGTCTATGCTCTAATTGATAGGATTAAACAAGGAGCAAGACAAGCAGTAAGTATGCTATCATTCAGAAAAAAGAGAAAAACTAACTCGGATATTCAAGGATAATTACTATCTTTGAACTCCATAAACCTTAAAAACAAATGTCAAATTTAGTTGTTGTTTTAGGGCCGACTGGCTCAGGAAAATCAACCAGTATTAAGAATCTGGACCCAAAGGAAACTATGATTTTGTTTGTTGAATCAATCAACAAGCCACTGCCTTTCAAGGGAAGTAAAAAGTTGTACAACAAAGAGAACAAGAACTACTTTGGGTTAAAGGACTATTCTCAAATTATTTCATACATGGAGAGTGCTTCAAAGAATCTTCAGAATATACATAACATCATCATTGATGATGCCATTTACATTATGCGCACTGAGTTCTTTGATAGAGCAAGTGAAACTGGATATCAGAAATACAGTGAGCTGGCTGACCACTTCAGAAGAATTATTGCGAAAGGAACTACACTTCGTGATGACATCAATGTGTTCCTTATGCTCCATACTGATACCATCGAGGAGGATGGCAATATTGTTGGGTATAAGGCATCTACAGTTGGAAAGCTCCTTGACAAGATGTATAATCCGCTTGAAAGCGTGACTATTACACTATTTGCCCAGCCAAAATTTGATGATGATGGTACTCCTCAGTTTGGATTCTGGACAAAGAAACGTAAAATCGGGAATATAGAAATTCCTGCCAAGACTCCAGATGGAATGTTTGAGGAAGAGTTCATTCCCAATGACCTTGCTCTTGTAGTGAAAGCAATGAACGAATACTATGGCTAACTGTCTATACTACCTTGTATTATGGCCAGAAAGTCAGAAATGGTTGGAACAATCTGACCCAATCGAAGATGGTCTGGTCATTCCGGGAGAAAACCAGTCAGTATTCGTTGATAAAGACTTATATGAATATATAAATGGCACTTCAAGTGCCAAATAGTTAACTATTAAACCAAAAAACATTATGGCAAACGCAAATGCTAAACAAGTCGATGTCCTCGGTTTTGACCGTATGGAGATTGCAAATGTGCGCCGTGCTTACGGTGCTAACAAAGTCAACTACAGTAAGCTGAACAAGCTGTATGAAAAGGCTACAGAGCTTAAAACCAAGATTGATGCTACTAAGGAAGCAATCAAAGTCTGGGATGCTCCTGCACGTGCACTGGCTATGGAGAAGATTGGTGTTGAACTTTCCTCGGAGGAGATTCTCCTTGCTCACACCGACCCTGAGAGGTTCTTCCAGCTCCATCCTGAGCTTAAAAGAGAAAGCGAAGATACTGTGGCCCAGACTGAGGAGAGGTATGAGGATGATACAACACTCCATGAGGCCCCAGTCAGCGAAGAAGGACCTGAACTTTAATGTTAAACCAATCATAGTACTATGAAGAAAGGAATTTCCTTTATGGCCGTTGCAATGGGCCAAGAATCCAAAGAGATTGAAGTAAAACGACTTATTGGAATTGCAGCACCGGGAGTTGTCGCAGTGAATCCTACTCGTGAAGAGCTCAACAAGATTACGGGTAATGACTTCACTACTGAAGAAATCAAGTATGTGGGTGAAACCCAGACCAAGGACAAGGACAATAAGGATATCAATGTTCCTCAGATTCGCATTGATGTCCTGATGAAGACTGACCCTGAAATTGCTTGCAATAGTGGTCTCGAAGAGTTCATCCATGTGCCGTTCTTCATCAATAAGGCAGCTTCCTATTCATTCAAGAATGGAGAGACCAAGGTTCAGGTTATTGATAAGTATGGCCGTACTGCTTGGGTTGCTCCTGAACAAGCCAAGAATAAGGTTGTTCCTGAGTATATCATCAAGAATGGCCCTCGTGCTGGTCAGACCATGAAAGCAAACCTTGTCTCTGATTATCGCATTGCCTATCAGGGTGAGGAGGACCTTGTTAAGTTCATTATTGCCCTTCTGAACATCCCCCGTCCAGATGCTTGGAATCCTGAGAAGAAGGTCTTTGAGATGAAGACTGACCCTAAGGAGCTTGCCAAGAGCGAATGTCTGCTTGATAACATCAAGAGCTACTTTGAAGGGAATGTGAACGAAGTCAAGAAGGTCCTTGGTTTCCAGCCTAAGAATCGCCTTAAGCTCCTTATAGGTGTTCGCACTGCTCAGAATGGTGCTCAGTATCAGGCTATTTATACTCGTATGCCCCTTAAGCTGAGTGTCACCAACTACAAGATTTGGGAAGATGCTCTCAAAGAAGACAAGGCAGCTGGAAGGCATCCAAATGTTGAGTATCGTGTGTGCAACCTGACTGAGTTCAAGGTTGCTGCAACTAACTATGAGGAAACCAAGAGTGAGGAAGCCAATGACCCGTTTGCAGCAAGCAATGCTACCAGTGCTGCTGCAAGTGACCCGTTTGCTGGTGGTGAACCTCCGGTAGATACTGACCCATTCGAAATGTAATTAGCTATGGTAAGTCAGGGGATATACAACAGAGACAAGAATGATATACTTGCAAAGGTTTCAGAAGCGGAACTTGCAGCTATGTACATTCAAGGTTTGAAAGAAATTCCGGATGTTATTAAATCGCCACTTAGAAAAGACGAACATCCCTCATTTCGTGTATATTCCCCTGATGGAACCAAAGTTAAATACTATGACTATGCCACTGGTGAATCCGGTGGCATAGTTGATTTTATAATGAGACTGTTCAATTGCTCATTTACAGATGCTATTAGCCATATAGACAATGATTTAGCTCAATATAGAAAAGGAAAGCTCAACATAGCAGCATCACAATTCAGTGGAAAGATAAATGTAAGAGCAGATGTACCTGATTATTCCATAAGGACTCAGATGAGAGAATGGTGCGAAGAAGATTTTGAGTATTGGAGTTCTTATGGAGTACCGAAGGAATGGCTCTTACATGCTGACATTTATCCAGTATCCTATATTTTCATAGTATCTGAAACTGGATACATAAAGACTGTAAAAGCTGACCCTCTTGCATACACCTTCGTAGAGAGAAAAGATGGAAAGATAACTGAAAAAGTGTATCAGCCCCTAAACAAGGAAGGAATGAAGTGGAGAAGCGGGCATGATGGGTCAGTCTGGGATTTATGGACTAAATTGCCAGCAAGTGGAGAAGAGGTGATTATAACCTCATCAAGAAAAGATGCACTATGTATATGGGCACAATGTGGTATTCCATCAGTTTCTCTGCAAGGAGAAGCAATGAATATAAAACCACAAGTGATGGAAGAGCTGAAAGCAAGGTTTAAAAGAGTCTTTGTTTTATATGACAACGACTTTAATAAACCAAGAAATCATGGAAGAATTGATGGTACAAAGATAGCTAACCTATTCAACATAGAACAAATAGAAATTCCAGAAAGCTATAAAGCAAAAGACCCGTCTGACTTATATCACAAGTATGGAGCAAAAACAGTCAAGAATTTAATTTATTCACTAATAAGAAAACCACAACCCAAAAAACAATGAAAAGACAAGTTACCATTTATGAGTCTGCACTGAACGGCAAAATCACAGTGCTGAATGATGTTGAAGTATCTACTCTTGGAGAGCTCAAAGAACTCCTTCGTCAGAAGGGAATCAACTATTCAGGAATGGACTTCATTGAGGGAGTAACAAATACCAAGCTCCTCAATGATGAGTCCAGAATCCCTGAAAATATTCCATTCAAGGGAAAGGTCACCAACAATGTATTCATCAACATCCTAAAGAAAGAGTCAAAAATCAGCTCTGGCTGTGATTATGAGTCTATGAGCAGAAAGGACCTCCTTGCCATTGCCAAAGAATATGCTCAGGCTATCGCAGAGGCCTTTGGTAAGAACTTCACTCAGGTTAAATCCATTGACCTTATTCACTTCCTTGAAGAGAATGAGGCTAAGGAAGACAATGATGAGTGCAATGAGGAAGAGAAAAATGAGTGCTCTGACTATGTAGAAATTCCTCTTGTTGAGGCTGTAGTCACAATGATTAACACCCTTGGCATTGGTGATGCCGTTGTAGAGGCCCTTACTCAGCATAAGGAGGATACTGGTAAGTCAGAATTTACCGCTGAAGATATTGCAAAGTTTGTCAATCGGTAGTTTGACTGCAAAGTAACCGTAATCAAGGGGCTCCTGAATAAAGGGGCCCCTTTAATATTGCGTGCCTATGTCAAACATTAAGACTTTAATAAGAAAGCGAGCCTTTAGACTCTTCAAGATTGATAAAGCACTATCAAAAAGATTCTGTGAAACTTTGGAGCTGTTCGAGCAGCAATTTGGAGAAGACCATATAGACTTTGATATTTTCACTGCACAGGAAAGAAAACAAGAAGACTTACATACCTATTCGTCATATATCTCAGTTCAACAGTATTTCTTGTTATACTATGATGTTTGGAAGCATAACATAGTAATAAAGATTGACAAAGAAACTGTAAAGAATGAGCTTGGACTATCTACTGTAATATACGACTTATTTATAAAGCTGGAGTTTAAAAGAAGCGGAGCTCTTTGTTATGGGATTTATTACAAAAAAGCTACCTTTACAAAGAATCAGCTTTTGTCCCACTATATTCATTCACATTGTCCAAGATTGTATGCAAGTGATAGAATAGAATGGCAACATGTGTGCACAGGAAGTGGTCCAATCAATAACTCTATCACAGCATTAGCATATGCAGATACACCATTAGAGCGTTACTATGGATTTATAGCTGAGTTAAGGCAGATTGTACGGGTTGAATCTCTGCAAGGTGGTCCATATATCAAAATTGAAGATATTAATGGAACACTGAAAGAAAGAAAACTTGTAAATATGGTAACTTTAACCTTTACAAACAAGCAAAAGGAGTTTGTAAAGAGCTACATTCGTTCAAACAGGCTGAAGCTTGGAGTTATTAATGGCAAATTCTGCCTTGGATGTTCCTTTGTAGAGTGGCTTACTGACTTGACAGAATATGCAAAAGCTTGGGGTAAAGAGAATGACCAGTCAATATCCCTTGTTGATACAATAGTCAAGGATAACAAACTTTATCAAAAAGAAGAACAGTATGCTGATGAAACTATGTTAAGGCTTATAGGAAAGCCAGTTATTACCTTCAGAAACAAAGAATACCGTATCCAAGTAATTGATGATGATAGTGACGCCAAGACAAAAAAGCTAATTAATCCTGCCCAAGCAGCATCATTACTTTATCGCATACTAACAGTGTTAAATCAGAATTATGGAACAGAATAAACCAGCAGCAATGCTTCAAATAAAAGAAAAGAAAGTAAAGCATCCTGAGTTATTTAAGATAGTACTGTCAGAACAGCTTGAAACAAAGATAAGAACATATTGTGCATTGTCGCCTGAAAGAGAATGGAGTGGAGTCTTATTCTATAAGTTCGAAGGTACTTTCAAGGATGGCATTACCATCTTTGCAAATGATATGTATCTGATGGACCAAGGAACTGCTGCTCATACTGAATTTGATTTGAATGAACCAGATGCTGTCCATTATATGGTTATTGAAGGACTGACTGACCATTGTATTGGACTTATTCATTCACATAACCATATGGCCAGTTTCTTCAGTGGAGAAGATGCTTCAACATTACGCCAATACGGAACTGAAATGAATAATTTCGTGTCATTGGTTGTAAACAATGCTGGTCAGTATGTTGCAAGAGTTACAAGAAAATGCCAACTGAGTGGTACGAAAGTTACTACGATAAATGGAACTCTTGCATCTACATTATTCAATACTGATAAGCAAGAAAGTTCTCCAGTTCGTGGTCAAACAACTGAATCCTTGGAATCAACATACTTAGAGTATGTTGACCTTATTGTTGAACGTCCTACAGTCAATGCTGCTGATACATTAGTTCGATTTGGTGAAATCAATCACAAGTGTTCCACCAGTAAGGTTAGCCTGCCGAGTTTCACATTCAATAATACAAAGCAAAAAGAAGTTCAAGGTTCTCTTTGGGATGATTACTATGGGCCTGTAGGTAGTGTAGCATCAAACATTGAAAAAAATGAGATTGGCACTATTGACTGGAATAAACATGGTTACAAAGAATGGTTTACAAAGCTGCTTAATGGTAGTCCGTTCGACACTACAGTGCATGGCGTAAAGGAGCTTAGTGTTCGATACTTAAAAGCCTTTGAAACTGTGGAAAAGTTATCTGATTGGTTTGAAATGTGGTTTGACTATATGGCTTCCATTTATGATACAAGCTGGATTGATGATGATTGGGGAGATGGAGAAGAAGCACTTGCCTGTAAAGTAATGACAGACCTTGAAGACTACATTGACCCACAAGCTAACTTTGCAGAGGTTATGATTGACGTTATCAATAAGAGACTGTAGTATGAACGACTTTGAAGACATCGATGCTATGTTTGCTGAAGCATCGACAAGAGCAACTACTATACAAGGAACTACACAGTTAGATACACTGACTCCTGAAGAAGAGCAGGAACTTCGTGAATTTGCTTTGCAAAGAATGCGTGGTAACAATATACCCACAGAAACTCAGCAAGAACAGGAGACTACTAAAGAGCCTGAACCAGAACCTATTGAAACTCCAGTAGAAGAGATTCCAAAGGAAGAACAGCCAGTTATTGTGCCTGACTATTCTGCAGTAAGAGCTGAAACTTCAAGATTTTCCAGCGCAGAGTGGTTTAAGAAAGTACAAGAACAAGTGGTAATCCTTGCTGGAGTTGGAGGAATTGGTTCAAACATGGCCATTATTCTTGCAAAGCTTAATCCTAAAGCAATATACTTGTTTGATGGAGATACTGTAGAAGCTGCAAACCTGTCTGGACAATTTTATAGTGCAGACGATATTGGCAAGTTTAAGGTAGATGCTATTGCAGAAAGTATAGTTAAGTACACCAACTATTCTACTGTATTTGCTTGTCCAAGATTTTATCTGCCTGGAGAAGAAATTATCAGTGGAATAATGGTTTGTGGGTTTGATACTATGCAAGCAAGACACTCTTACTACAATGCTTGGAAACGTTATGTAGCTTCTCAACCAGAAGATAAGAAAAAGGAATGCTTGTTCATTGATGGAAGACTTACTGCAGACAAATTCCAAATACTCTGCATGACTGGAGAGGATGCTTACTATATGCAAGAGTATGAGAATAAATGGCTGTTCGAAGATTATGAAGCTGAGCGTACTGTCTGTTCATTTAAACAAACTGGTTATTTAGCAGATATGATTGGTGCATTTATGGTTAACTTACTTGTAAACTTCTGTGCAAATCTGTCAAATCCACAAAGACAAATGCCACTACCATTCCTGACAGAGTATGATTCAAACATTGTATATCTTAATACTTCTGTGTAATGAGAGACAATCCTTATGGTATCCTGAACTATATGTCAAATATTGACAGAGGGATTAAAATAGACCTTCAAAGTCTGGTTATACCCGGTCATACTGTAGTTGTACAAATGCCAATGCTTGATTATCCATATAATAAAGGCGATTGTATAGCTACAAAAGTTTATAAGGAGTATATCATAGACGGTGAAATCGAAGGAACACCACTACAAGTAATGAATACTCTGTACTTAAGGAGTAGGGATGCTTTGAGTTGTAACTTACTAAAAAAGAAAAAAGAAGGTAAGCATACACTGCTACTTGGAAGGAACATTGTTATTGTAGATGCAATGCCAGCATTACTATTTACTGAAGTGTATAACACTGATATAGAAGGAATGCAAAAAAGGATAGTAATGTCAGACACTGCATTTCTAACTGCGACCCCAACACTGAAATATATTCTCACAAAAATTATTCCAAGAGTGTTGTACAATAATAATGAAATAAAGCTAATACACTTACCAAATTGTGCAGTGTCTTCTGTGGACATAAGAAGGAGGATTAGTATGGACAAAATACAGCAGACCCTACTTGATAATTTTGATGAGTTATGAGCATACAAGAAGCTTTTGGGGATTGGGTAAACATTATTGGAGAACCTATTTTATTAAAGTACAGAAAGATGCTTCTTGACTGTGACTTGCGTGGAATACCTATTGAACCAGACTCATCAAGGGTATTTCACGCATTTCGTACAGTACAGCCAAATGATGTTAGGGCGGTAATACTTGGACAGGATTCATATCCTGATGGAAATGCCACTGGACTTGCTTTTGCAAATAATCCCTCTAAGGAGGGATTTAAAGGATTGAGCCCATCATTAAAAGTTATCAGAGAGAGCGTACTTTCTTTGGCAAATTCAAAGGATTTACCTATATTTGACCCTACACTTGAAAGTTGGGCAAAGCAGGGAATACTTCTTTTGAATAGTGCATTAACTGTAAGAAGGGGAAGTCCGGGAAGTCATCTTGCAGCATGGAAACCGTTCATTGA